ACTGAGATATCCTGGCAAGGAAAGCCGAAGGTCCAGCAGTCTGCGTAGGGGATATCTTTTGATTTAATGCTTCGTATGTCTTCACAAAACCACTCTCCCTTCGTGTCAAACATTGCCCGGTAAGACTTCCGGGCAAATTTATCGTTCTCGCAGCTTCCGATACAGCGAAAGCCCGCTCTTTCAAAGCCCAGGCGGAAACCTCCGATGCCGGAAAAAAGATCAATCATCGTCCGCATCTTAGTCACGCTCCTTTTTATTACGAAGGAGGCGCTCCATCATGTCGTCCTGGGGTGTGGAGATAAAAGCGGTCGTCGTGTTTTGCTTTACAATGTCAAAAATCTCATACCAGATGAGGTTGGCCTGCTTTTGGAAGTTCTGGCTCATGGAAACAAAGGGGCTGGCGATGGCTCCGCCTGTTGTCGGATGCTTTCCTAAGAGGCCATAGGTGCTGACCGCTTCCTCACACTGAATGAAGCGAGCAAAGGCCTGTGCATAGGATTCAATGAGTCTCGGATTGACGAGCTTCTCACAGCGTCTTTCTGTTAGCCAGAGCCAGGTTTCCTCGTAAATTTCATCGGCACCTAAGGGCTTGCCGTCTTTTTGCCGAGCGGACAGGTAGTCTGACGGCTCGGGCATATCCTCACCGTATAAATCCGAGATGCCTTCCGGCTCATCCGGAGCAAAAAGGGCCTCCGAGTCAAAATCATGTGTTTCTAATACATTTGCTTCTTTTCCGGCGGCAATCTTATCGACTAAGGGTTCCGGCTTGCTGCCGGCCTTGACACGTCTACCGCCTCGGTATGTTCCGTCTCTTGCCACAAGGCACCTCCTTTCCTGAAAATAAAAAAGGGGGTTAATCCCCCGTTTGAATTGAACTTTTTTTGCACGGTGCCCACCGCCCGTTGATCGCTTAAAGCGCTGTGGAGATTGAGATCCCCCTAGGGGGTCAGCCCCAGCGTCCGCCTTCTTTGGCAGTAATCCGAGAGTGACAAGATTTGCAAAGTGCCATCAGGTTCTCGTAGTCGTGTGTTCCGCCTTCAGAAAGTGGTGTGATGTGATGGACTTCCTCAGCAGGCGTGTACCTGCCTTGCTTTTTGCACTCCTCACAGAGCGGGTGCGCGGTAAGAAAAGCCTGCCTGATCTTCCGCCAGCGTCTGCCATAGCGTTTCGCCGTTCTGGGGTCACGCTGGTGGCGGTTGTAGTGGCGGTCAACTTCACGTTTGTGCTTTTCACAGTACCTGCCCTCCACCAGCTCGGGACAGTCGGGGAAGGAACAGGGCCGTTTGGGTTTTCTGGGCATCGTCCACCTCCGGGCATAAAAAAGACCCGAAGCAAATTTGCCGCGGGTCTCTCTATAGTTTTTCGTCAGTATAAGAATAACAGGTCCTATAGTTGCAAAGCACTCACAAACATTACCAGCTTTCTAACATTTATTACCAATCATCGAAATCATTCTTCAAGGCTCTGAAAGCCTCGTTCCGATCTCTTGAAATTGTCATCTGACTAATGTGAAGCTCTTGTTCCAGTTCCTGCCAGGAGAGTCGCCTGACATATAAGCCATAAAGAATATCCCTTTGACGCAGCGGTCTGCTCCTAATGGCGTAATCCAACTTCATTAGTTCCCGCAGACGCATTCTGGCGTGCTCCATACGTTTTTCAACCTGCTCATCGCAGACAAAATCAAGGGAACTTTGGATCTGCTTTAAGACCTGTCCCAATTCAATCAGACTGCCATCAGGTTCAGGTATGGAAAGCTCAAGCATTCCCGCCAGAGCACAGATATCCGCTTCCAACTCGCACCTGTACTTTTCATAGGATTCAAACCGTTCCTGTATTGTCATCGTCAAATTCCTCCTCATAAAATCCGAAGTATTGATGCTGGTCGGCAAAGGTCTTGGCCATAAGTTCAACCGCTTTTTTCTTCTTGCGGTTAAGCTCCGAGCCGCTGATATTAAATTTCTGGCAGACCTCACCCCAGCGATGGTCTTCCAAAATCTCAAAGCTCAATAGGTTTCGATAGTATCTTGGCAAAGCCCGGATGCCGTATTGCACGAAGTCCACCTCACGGGCAACCTTGGCATATGCCTTGGCCATTTCTTTTTCCGATACGTGATTCATCAGCCAGGTGAGCCGCTTATAGGATGTGGCAATATAGAAGAGACGGTTCAAAGACCTCTGTTTTTTAATTCTGACTTGATCATCGCTCTTGCCGGGAAAGCTCAGCATCTCCAGGACTTCATCTGAAGTGATGGGAACAAAGTCCTTCATTTCCTGCTCCAGACGTTTCATCTCAGCGAGGTTCTCGGGATAGTCTTTTAACATTTGCCGAACACGTTCAATATGTCTCATCGCCGACCCTCGCTTTCACAGCCTGCATTAGGTTTTCCTGCGTGAGATCTTTTTTTGCCAAAGCACGGACTACATCCCGATCAATCGTGCCTTCAGCAATAAGACGAAAGATAACGACCGTGTCCTTTTGGCCTTGCCGCCATAGTCTGGCATTGGCCTGTTGGTAAAGCTCCAAAGACCAAGGCAGAGAAAACCAGATCACGGTTGAGCCTCCGTGCTGAAGATTCAGCCCGTGTCCCATTGAAGCTGGATGAGCAATTGCCACAGGAATCTCACCCAGATTCCAAGACCGAAAGTCCTCAGGTGTTTTAATTTCCCAGGCTTCTTTGAAGCGTTTTTGAATCCGTTCTTTGTCATGGCGGTAGTTGTAATAGATAAGAACAGGCTTGCCGTTGGCAGCTTCAATCAAGTCTTCCAAGGCATCAAGCTTTGCGGAATGAAGCTCGGCCACTGCCTTGTTCTCGTCATATACTGCACCTGATGCCATCTGCAGAAGCTTATTCGTTAAGACGGCGGCATTAACGGCATCAACGGTCTTGCCTTCCAGTTTTGCTACCATCTCACGCTCGAGTTGCTTGTATTTCTCTTTGGCTGCAGGCGGAAGCTTGACTGTAACATCCCGCTCCAGGCGTTCGGGCATATTAAGGAAGTCCTGGCTTTTCATGGAGACACAAAGATCAGATATGCGGTTGTAAATCCATTCCTCCGCACGGGGCTTTGGCCGGTAGGAATAAACAATCCAGCCGTTCATGCGGTCGGGTACAAAGAAGTCCGCCCGATAGGTGCTGAGAGTTTTGCCCAGCCGCTTGCCCTGATCCAAAAGATAAATTTCAGACCAGAGATCCATCAGGCCGTTTGTTGATGGTGTGCCTGTCAGTCCCACCACCCGGTCAATACCGGGACGCTTTCTCCTCAGTGCCTTAAAGCGTTTACTTGAAGCATTCTTAAAGCTTGATAGCTCATCGATAACCAGCATGTCAAAATCCCACTCGCCAAGTTCAGAAAGCCAGGCGACATTTTCCCGGTTGATCACGTAAATATCTGCAGGGGTTCTTAACGCTTCCAGCCTTTGTGCTTCCGTGCCCAGTACTTTGGAAATTCTGAGATAGGTCAGGTGATCCCATTTTTCAAGCTCCTCTGTCCAGGTATTTTCTGCAACACGAAGGGGTGCGATAACCAGCACCTTGCTAATATCAAAGTAGTCAAACATCAAATCCCAGATGGCGGATAGGGTAATCACCGTCTTGCCAAGACCCGGCTCTAAAAAGAGTCCGCAGGCTTTCTGTTCGACGATTTTTTCTTTGGCATATTCCTGGTAATCATGTGCCTTGTATTGCATTTAATATCCCTCCGATGTCATCCGGGTCAGCAAGGACAAAGACCTTAAACCCCAGACTCCTTAATTGTTCATGCCGATATAACTGCTGGGCTGTTGGCACTTTGCCGGGTGCTTTCACCTCGATAAAAGCAAGCTTGCCGTATGGCAGAAGTACTAGTCGATCCGGCACTCCAGCTATGCCGGGAGAAGTGAATTTCCAACAAAACCCACCGCAATCTACAACTTTTCTTACTAGGCTTTGTTCGATGGACTTTTCTCTCATGGACGAATCTCCTCGATGGGTGGGTCTATGAATTTAAAGGAGATATCTTTCTGCACCGATGCATTTAATGCTATTTATTGTTTTCTTCTGGCTTGTAATCCACACATTTTTCTCCCTTTAAATGAACAAGCGTACAAGCTGAACAGGAGTTTCCTATATTTACTACGCGCGTGTACGCCTGTGCCATTTACTCTTTCTCTAGTGTTTTCTCTCAAATAATTAACTAGAGAAGTTGTTCAGCTTGTGACTTGTTCAGTTCTGACATAGATCCGCTGTCGCCCGTAAATGGGGAGTGTCCTGAGTTTCCCGGTGCGCTCCCAGCCATCGACTTGCACCATAAGGGCAGCTATGGCATAGGAATCCACAGGCTTCAGGTCGGCAAGGTTTCTGCCAAAACACTCACACCAGATCTCGGCATTGCTGACCTCAGTACGCCTTACCGAACCTTTGTCCGATGTGATATCGCCCTCGAGATAATTGCGGCGATCATAAAGATCCATATCCGCCCAGTTATCCGGCAGAAGCCTTGAAAGATATTCCTCAACTAATCCTTGACGTTCATCGGCTTCCATCGCACTCTTTTGGGCATCTTCAGCTGCTCGCAGAAGATCACCTTCGAGATAAAGCTTCTCGCCTTGTTCGTAGTAGTACTTGGCCTCCGCCCAGATTTGATCTCTTTCCTCAGACGTAATTGTCCAGTCCACCCGCTGTTCCGTCTGATGACACTTAATAATCCAAAATCGGCGGTTGCCTGTAATGTCACGAAGATAACCCCGCTCACCATTGACCGTAGCGACAATGATGCACTGCCTTGGATGGCTTTCCACGACCTTTCCGTAGCTGGGACGGTACTTGTCGTCCGCCGTTGACAGAAAGGATTTGACCTTTTCGATGTCTGCTTTTTTCATTCCAGCAAGTTCGCTGATCTCAATAATCCAAAAACCCTGAAGTTTCTCAGCGGCAGACTTGTCGCTCATGTCGGTAAGGGAGAGGGAATCTGAGAAATAGTCGTCTCCCGCAAGCGACCGCCACATGGTGCCCTTGCCGATGCCCTGTGCCCCATCGATGACCGTCATGCTGTCAAACTTAACGCCCGGCTCATAGATGCGGGCAACGGCTGCAGCTAAGGTCTTTCGGGATACCGTGCGGACATACTTCGTGTCGTCGGCTTTCAGGTATTTAATAAAGAGGGTTTCCGCCCGCACCTTTTTATCCCAAGGAGGAAGGGAGTCCAGATAGTCCCTGATAGGGTGAAATCGTCTGTCATCAGCCACCTTGGTAAAGCTGACATTATGGTTGCGGTCGGAAAAAGGAACATAGCGAACATCCAACAGAGCTTTGAGCTGAGCTGTGTCGGCGTCCCGCCAGAACTTATTATCCATAGGCCTATCCCAGGGAACTTTGCCTGTAACCTGAACCCGATGGGCCATCTCGTTGTAGGCGAAGCCGGCAAAATCAGGGTCATTGTTTAGAATCAACATCTCGTTCCAGACACTGTTTTGCAGGACTGTGCTCCGGGACATATACTGAAGGTCTTTCTGCCAGTCCGTATCCTCGTCACTGAAATCTTCTCCGGCCTGCTTTCGTTTTTCTTCCATGCCACGGAGCTTCACCTTGTCAAGGAACATGGCAAACTCGCACATCTGATTGAAACTTTTCTTGTCATCACCGAACTTATGCAGACGGACGAGATCAAAAGCATTGCAGAGTTTCAGATAGGCGATATCTTTTGCGTGATGGCTATAGACGAACTTACCACCCTCTTTAATCTCAACACCGGGCAGGCTGTCCGACCCAATCAAGTGGTAACGGTTCGGATTATCCGTCGCTTCATAGATATCCGGCAGTAGCTCCTCCATTGCCGTGCTGATAGGAAAATAGGTACGATTGAAAAGACCGACCACACCTGTTTTTGCGAGTGGGTCTTGTACCTTTTTAACTTCCGTTGAATTCGCTCTGCTTTCTCTGGAGGAAGTTGGCAGTTGTGCCGTATCTTTCCAGCCCGGATGTTTGGCAAGGATATCGTCCGGATCAAGCCAGTCTTTGTCCGCTTCCTTGAAAATAAACTCGCCATTGGAAGGCGTGCTTGGCCAGTACATGAGCTGGTTCGGAAGGTAGGAACAGGAATCGAAATAATCGATGCCGAGCATATCCGCAAGAAAGCGTGCCACGGCGACAAACTCCTCCGCCGTCACATCCCTGGTAAGCGGAAAAATCATCCTGATTCTCGGGGCTTCCGACGTATGGCTATGCGTCGTATAAAAGCAGGACGCATAAGGCGTTAGCGATTCAAAGTCCTCAAGAAACTCCGGCTCAATATAATCGCCGTCGAGCGCAATCATGGATCGGGAAGCCACGGTATTGGAGAGCCGCCTTCCTCCGGTCAGAACTCCGGCAACAAAGCCGCCGTGATCTTTGGCCGTCTGCCGCTCTGCCTTCGTCATGCGTTTGTACTCTTCAGCGGATTCAGGTGTACGAATGGTGACCTTGAGCCGGTCTTTTAACTCGTCAAAGGTGATAGTCTTGTTTGACCATTTCTTGGCGTAGCAGCTGCTGCCATAGGCGATTGGCAAATCTCTCATACTCAAACCTCCTCCGTGCTGACATAGCGAACAGGAATCTCAAGTTCCTGAGCTTTCTTGATCTCCTGCCACATCCCGATGATGGTTTCTCTGCTAAAGACCCAGAGTTCACTGCACCTTTGCAAAATGCCTAAGTTCATCTCAATGGCTTGTTTTCGCTCCTCAGAGTTGTTGTCATCCATGAACTGCGGGAACAGAAGGTGCGGTGCAATAGGGATGAATCCTTTGTCCACGGCATAGCGGCAATACCGTCTTGCCAGTTTTGTGTTTGTTTCGATGTCGCCTCTGTACGGCGAGCAGACAAAAATCATCTGTTTCATCTAAAAAAGCTCCTTTCGGATTATTTCGAGAGGAGCCATCAAAAAAGGATATTGAAAGTTTCCTCTCAATATCCCCTTGGACAAGTTATGTGGTTTTGAGTAAATATGGATTATCAGGACAAAATAGCTATCTCATCTAAAATTAGGAACTAGGCGAAAAAATTGAATAAACACTCAACTGGTACTTACTGATCACGTAAACCATCTCTAAAAAATTCGGAGATTCGTTGATTAGCCATATCGTCAATTTGATCTAGCATTTCATTCGTCACCTGACCATACTTACTAAATATCCAACTTAAAGATGCACCTCTAACAGACGAGCGAACATCTCCTTTTCCAACATCAATTTTTGCTTTATGGAGTTCAGATAAATCATTAATAACTGATTCCACGGCATCATTCAGGGTGGACCATGGGGGCAGAAATCCATCAATTTTTCTCCGGCAAACTACTATAGAGTCAAGGTTAGACGGTTCTTTTACACCACTCTTCACAATACTCGTGCTCATCTCGGCTTTTACGGGTTTGACAGCTGTTACGACAAAACCAGCCCTGTGTAGTGAAGCAACTAATTTAACCCAACCAGACAAACTAGATTGTTGAAAAGAAAAAGCTAACATTCCACCTGGCTTTATAACTCTATGGCATTCTCTCCAAACTCTAAATATCGCATCGCCAAATTTTTCAGGATCAACATCTTGAACTTCTACATTTGACCTAGTCGTAGGTTCTTCAGGATAATCACGATAAGGTCTAACAAAACGAAGCCACACATGAAAAAAGTCTGCTAACTCAGAGTAATGTACGTTATCCATATAAGGTGGGTCGGTACAGACTAAATCTACGCTGGCGTCAGGTATATCCATGTTGCCACTGTCACTGGTTGCTATATACGCCCTTGTTCTAAAATCAGAAGGCCACTCAGCTACTATTTCTCTTTCTAAAGGAAATGATACTCCGGAAACTGTAGTGGCTTCATCATCAATAACAGCTAAATCAAATGGGGACTTCTTAAACTCATACGCTCTTAGAATTCTGCTTTTGAAAAGTGTAGAAAAAGCACCTGAAGATGCAGGAGTACCCCAAGGATGGGCTTCCAGAGGAGTTCTCTCCGGTTTAAGTACATGATTTGAAAACATATGACGAACAGCGCCAGTTCCTTCTCCTTTGTAAGATGCAAACAAATTGTTAAACTCAAGGACACCTGAAAATAGAGTTACTAACGCTTCCCACTCATTTGATCCATCATTAGTTTCAATAAGAGCTTTAGCCATTAACCCCAAACTAAGAAGTTGACGAGCATTAAAAAAGTCTATCCAACTTTTAAATCCCCACCGGATGGCTTGTTGAGTGTTGTATCCGTCCTCAAGGTCAACATTAAGTTCTTTCAAAAGAGAATGGAAATTACTCAAGTGTTCCGAACATGAATCGTAAAGCTTTCTATCGAAATCATTGATAGGCATATATTCTTTTTTACCATTCGCTCTCAGAACGAGCTTTGCATACATTTCAAATTCAGGTTTTCGATTGTTTAATGTATCTAGCGTTTTTACAGTATGACCGTTTTTACATGTTACCTTAGAGCCCCTGACTGGCCCGCTCTTACCAAAGTTGTGTTGATTGGCACAAACGTGTTCAACGAATCCAATATGATCTTCTCCTATGTCTAAACACTCTGGACATACCACTTGGCAGGTAGGATATTTTTTCGGATAAGCATGTTTAGCGTATATTGTGCTATTAAATAACGGAATACGTTCCCCACATTCTGGACAGGTTCCTACTGCTACCCAAAAGTAGTAGAGCACATCTTCTCCGTCTTCGGTGCGATGCAATGCACAAATGTTTTCTGAACAAAGATCTGAAACTTTTTCATACAAATAATTTAAGTGATCAAGATCCCATCTAGCAACTGCCTGCTTTTGTACAAGGGTTGCAACTGGATTGATGTCAATCATCGCAGTGCCATAACCTAGCTTTATTGCCTCAACACCAATTACTCCTGATCCAGCAAAAGGATCAAGGACAATTCTGTCTGATTTATCAGATGAAGATT